AGAATTGTTGTCATATACAACAGCATCAGCATCTCTAAATTTATGATTGGTTTTGAAACTAATAGTATTCAAAGAAGTTGAGATATATCCAGCACCAGCACTAGTATCAGTAAATGCTACGATTTTTTCGGTTTTTAAATTTGCTACTGCTTTGGCTCCTTGACCATTTCCACCACTAATGTTAATTACTGGATCTGATGTAAAATCGGAACCAGAATCTAAAACTTCGATGGATTCCAGAGATCCAGCAACAGATGCTGTTGCAGTTGCTCCTGTTCCAACAGCATCTTCAATAATTACATTTGGTGGATTGATTATATCATAGTTTGATCCACCAGAAGTTAATTCTATACCAGTTAAATTGCCATAATAGCAATGAGTATCGGACTTGTAATTTAGAACATCAACTCCATTAATAAAAATGCCAATATTACCCGGTTTAGTCTTTACTTTTTCATATGGTGTTTCGATAAATCTAGGAACTTTTTTAATTCCGTATGAAGAATCTAATTGATTATTATATGAGTCAATTGGATATATTACTTGGTTACTTGCAATTCCAGTTATATCAATATATCTGTTATTAAAAATATCTGCTTTTGATTGCGCTAATTTAAAATTATTTGGATCAATTGTTTTGACAAAATATGACCCTTCGATCAAATCTCCCAAATTTCTAACGGTGGTGATTGCAACCGGTTCTCCATAACCCGTGACTAATTCTACAAATTTGTCGGGAACGTAATAGACTTCATCGCCAGTATAAAAACCATGATCAGTATATGAAATCGTGTCGCCGCTAATGATATATGGAGATGTTGAACTATTACCATTATCAGTTAAAACAACGGATCCAGTTTGAACATTTATTGGATCTGAATAGAATGGTAAAGAATGTGATGCAATATAAACAGAATCGTTCTCGTCATAAAAAGATTTTATGACGTTAGCTGGCAATGAGTTAACAGTAGAATTTTGAGAATTTACCTTTGTAAGGGTTCTTATGATTTCTCCACCCAGAGATGGGTTAAATCCAGAAAGTCCAGAAACATCAAATTTAAAATCAGAAATTATTTTATTTACAACACCACTGGTCTGTGCTCCACTTGGAGTTATGACCTTGATTGAATCTCCAATATTTAAATTGTGAGGTTCGTAAGATTCGATTTGATATAAAGAAATAATATTTGGATTTTGTCCTAATTGGTTTTGATTTAAAACTGTTGCCAACTTGATAGTGAATCGGCAAGTTTCATTATTAATTAAAGAATCTGTTACCTTATTTGTCTTATTATATCCAAGAGATTGGTTTTGAATTTTATCACCTGGAACAAAATAAGGTGTTTGAAGATCAGTAGCTTTTATTCTATACTCTCCAAGACTTCCTTTTAGTTTAAAGAAAAATTTCTGACCATCATCAAGAATTCCATATGACTTGCTGTTTTCAAAAATTTCATTTTTATCGGAAATAACTCTATCAATTCCAGAAACACCTAGAAATTGAGATATATTTTTTGAAGTATAGGTTGCAATTCCAACGCCAGTGCTATATCTTACTTCAAGTTCACCACTACTAGGAAATCCAATAGTAGACTCAACATCAATAATTGTAGAACCAACTGCAACGTTACCAATTACTTTTGTGTTTAAATCAATTTTAAACTCCCCGTAAATTGATCCAAAAAGTTCTGAATCTTTATTCTCAGAAAAATCTACATCAATTTTAAAAAATATTTCACCATCTCTAAAAATTCTTTCAGCTGAGACAACAGATCCTGATGCTGTTACATTCCCATCTGCATCTTCTTGATATATGGTTTTTGTGATTAATCCACTTAAATATTTTTCTAAGAGATCTGTTGTTTGTCCAGGAACTGGTTGAGCACAGATACTAACAACTTGTCTATAATCAGCAGCAGATGGAATAAAAAGATTATCCTGAGGTTTTAATACCTCTACCTCATCATCATACAATGCTCGGAAAAGAATATCAAAAGAATCAGTGGTTCCTTTTGATTTGTAAAAATCAACACCTTGCCTTAAAAAATTAGCAACATTTAACTTCTCATGCAATTCATAATCTTCAAGACCTGGCAAAAATTGCGTTTTTAATTTTTTAAAGAATTCAAATAAAAACAGAGAAGAAAGATTAATTACCTGATCACTAGAATTATGTGTAGATGATTCTGTGCCTTCAAAAATTAATTCATCGGGTCCATCAGCGCCATGATAACTGGTAATTCCACTAAAACCTCTGATACATCCCGTAAAAGAATTATCTGTTTTTCCTGTGTATGAAATAATTTCATCACCAATCTTTAAAAGACCATATTGTTCTGGCCATCCAGAGGTTGACCCAACTTCAATAGTTGTATCAGTCAAATTGATATTTGATCTTACAGTTGTAAATCCAACGATAGATGTATAAGTTCCTACTTTTACATACCGATGTTTTCCAGAATGTTAACTGGACCACCTTGATATTCTTGCGACTTATAATATGTCTTTAAAAAGTCACCAGCACCTTGCAATTCGGTTCCAAGGAAGATGGGGAGTTGATTCTCAACTACCGATTGGATTTTAACTCTTTTTTCTATCATTTACCTTGTGACTTTTTCGTTAGAAAAACTTGATGATACAGCATATCTGGAACCAGATACATCAGCACCAGAAGATATAGTGTCTTCAATGACATTTATGGTGCTGCTACTTATATCTAGTTGCAAAAATAAGTCCTGTAATCCGATGATATCGTTTGAAAATGGAATTGCTTGAACTTCAATAATTGGAAATCCAGACTTAGATTTTGACGTTCCTGTAATTTTAATTGGATTTAAAATAATTTCTCCTTTTAAATAATCAATGGTTCCAACAGTGTCTCTTAAAACTTGAAATTCTGTATCAGAAATTGCTCTTACTAGATCAATTGCACCTGTTTCTTCATCATCATAAGGAGCATCTACTAAAAATACCTCTCCCGTAACTCCTTCTACGAAAAATCCACTTGTTTTTATGTTTACACCTTCCGTGGCATAAAATCTATTGCCAAAACATAACTCATAATCAGTAAATGCATTAAGATTTGGTCTCATGTCTCTTCTCATGACAACATTTGTAATATTTGATGTAATTGAAGAGTCGCAATTATCAATAACACATAAAAGTTTACTATATTTCATTCTTGCGCCATAAGAATTCAATTCCGTTGTATTTGAATATGTTTCAAGGCATTCAGTTACCTTAGTTTTTAATGATGACGCCGATGGGAACTGATTTGGGTTATAATAAACGTTTGAAGTCAATTCAACATACAGATATTTTAAATCAATAATTTGGGGAGAGATACCTGCAACTGTATGTCTTTTTAATTTTGAAATAATATCTGATTTTACAAAATTTGAAAGATAATTTCCATTTTTTGGTTTAATTGCAATGAAAACCTTTCCATACTGTGGTGGGTCCAATTCTTCGCCACCAAAAGCAGATACAGATTCAGTTTCTGGGAATACTTGTTTTGTCAAGACTTCATAATCTTCGGATGTGACTGCTCTATTTTGCGATGCGTACTTTAATGGAGCATATTTTCGGACAGAATCGACAGTTTCAATATTACCACCACCAGTGGACGCATTAGTAAGTGAAATTGCAGAAACACCAGTAGTTACGACTCTATCTGCATTATCAACAAGTCTTCCTGCAAAGGTGAAGTTTCTAATACCATTAGCATCAACACCATTTGTGATGACATATGTCGCAGTAATGACATTTCCATCGTCTAATCTATTGCCAAAGATCCCATCACCAAAAAGAAGTTCATACTTCTCATCTGCAACTTCTTGTAAGAAATAAATTTTCGATGTGCCGGTAACATCAATAATCTCTTGTACTAATTCATACTTAACTGACGAAAGATCAAACGCACTTTCCTTAACTTGAACTACTAAGGTAGAAGTGTCTACATTTGCGTTTGGAATTATAAATTTTTGATCAATATTTGAAGTGTCTACTGTAAAAGACCTGGACAGGAAAGTTCCCTCGTATATTTCGATATCAGTGAAGAATGCAACGTCCTCTACGACTGGAACAGTGACATCTTCTGGAATACAGAAGGTAAAGTTAGCCCCTCCAAAACTGTCTGAGACCGCTACCAGACCCGCTCTAAGGGTCATTGTCGTTGGATTAGTAGTCAGAGTACTGGTATCAACAAAAAAGCTTACAGTTGCCTTTGATGCTTTTCTGGATGAAGGTAAATATCCGATATTTCTTGCTAATGAAACCACATTTTCCCTTAATGTGGCACTATCAATGAAAACTTCGTTTGATACCATGTTGGCATTGTACGAAGTAATATAAGTGTTATATGCTAATACGTCAATTAAGATCGAAAGGTTCGATCCTTCAAAGTCAAAATCCGTAAAATTAGAATTTGCTCGCAGATAGTCCTTTATCTGCGTTTTAATTTGATCAAAATCTAAATCTGAAAACTTTGTAAGTGGCATTATCTTGTTGCTTGAAGGATGAACTCTAATGTCTTGGGTGTTCTAGGTTGACCAACGATAAAATACGAAATTAGAACACTATATCCATTATTATCGTAATCAGGAACCACTTCAATAGTATTAATTTCAACTCTTGGTTCAAAATTTTTGATTGTGAGTGAAATATCTTTCTTAATTACAGATGCAGTTCCAAAATCAAGCAACTCAAAGAGACTTCTAGACACCCTAGAACCTAAAATTGGTTGAAATGGTCTTTCTCCAAGAGAAGTCAGTACTAAATTTCTTATCGAACGTGAAATTGCAGTCTCATTCGACAACACAACCACATCATTCGTGATTGGATGCTTCTTAAAAGACAATGAAATGTCCTTAAATGCCCGTGAGACTGGTTGCGGCACCTGTTATAGTCAATATATCTGCTTTATTTAGACGGAATTCTGAGGAAATTCCGTAGGGACTGTA